TCTTCATTTCGGATGCCCCTTTCTAGTTGAGTGGTCATATAGCAACCACTACTTTGGCACTTTGATGCCGTTTTAGGAAGTGGGCGTCCATTCCATTAAATTGCAGATTTAACGGCGCAACTCAATCGCCCCGTACCAACAGTGATAAAACAGCTTGATGATGGCCGGGCTGATAAGTTGCTGGATGCCTATCGTGCCGGTGGCACTAAAACGCAGGGCGATTTTGAGTCGTTTCAGAAACGCCTGCTGATCGATCTGGCACCCGCTGAGAACGGTAAACAGACCCGCGCGGACAGGTTGCAGGTGGAACTCAATCTGGACAAAACCATCACGGTCACCGAGCGCGATAAATTGCAGCTCCTGATCGACCAGTTGCGTGTGCAGGATCTGGCGTTGCTGGCGAAGAAGTCCGAACGGGAAGGTCAACAGGTCATCATCGGGCTGGAAAAGGATTTTCACAACGAACTGGAAAAACGTCAGGATGCGCTGAACGCGCCGCTCTTGTCTGCCTCAGAGCGTCAACTGGCCGAGGATTTGCGCGCGGTTGCAAAACGCGCCCAGGACGCACGCATCGAACTGGAAAAATTGCAGGTGTCAGGCTCATTGTCCGCCGCCGATCTGGATCGTCGCCTGCAACAGGTAAACAGCGACGAACAGGCGCAGAAGGATGCGATAACCGCTTTAAAAATCGAGCAGGACAAGATGAATGCGTCCTGGGAATACGGCGCGAACGTCGCGTTGCGCTCCTATATGGATGAGATTGCCAATGTCGCGAAGCAATCGGAATCCGCGATGACGCGAGCCTTCCGGGGTATGGAAGAGGCGCTGGTGAATTTCGTTAAAACCGGCAAGCTGGACTTTAAAAGTCTGGCCGATTCCATCATCAGCGACCTGATCCGCATGCAGGTTCAGCAGAGCATCATGAAGCCGCTGACGAGCGCGATCGAGTCGGCCGGCGGTATCGGCGGTATTCTGGGCAGTATTTTCGGAACATCATCCGGTTCATCGGCCGGTGCGACATCCTCATCGACGATATCGCAATACAGCCTTGCAAGCGGGGCAAGTTCATTTGGTTTGCAGGTGCCCGCCTTTGCGACCGGTATTGACTATGTGCCGCGCGACATGATCGCGCAGATTCATAAGGGCGAGCGCATCACTCGTGCGGTGGACAATCGCCCCGGATTCGGCGGCAACATCACCGTTAACGTGACGGGCAGCAATGCCGATACCGTCCGGCGCGCCGCTGGGCAGGGCGCGAGAGAAGCGCTGATCATGTTCAACCGGGCCGGGAGATATCTGTGAACCCGTTTCTGGAGGAGCGTCTGTCGGTCAACCTGCACTACGGCTGGAGCTATTCGGATGAGTACAACGTGCGCATCGTCGAGACATCCTCCGATGCGGAATACCGTACGCTGGTCCATCCCTTCCCGAGACGCAACTTTCAGATCAGTTTTACCGAGAACAACGCCAGCATCTATGCGCAGATCGTCAATCTCTATCACCGCGCCTACGGCAAGTTCGCAGGGTTTCGCGCCAAATGTCTGGACGACTACACCACCAACAATCAGACAGGCGCGCCCACCGCGCTCGATCAGGTCCTGCCCCGACTGTCCGCCGGCATCTATCAGTTGCAGAAAACCTACGGGCTGGACAAGGCGGGGCTTTCCATCGGCCGCCCGTCGCGGGTGATCTATAAACCGGTTGCCGGCACGACCCGCATCGCGGTGAACGGGGTGACGATCTCAACATCGTTGTATAACGTCAATACCACCACCGGTCAGGTGACATTCACCACCAGCCCGCTGATCACCGATGTGGTCACCGGCGGCTGCGAGTTCGATATTCCGGTACGTTTCAATACCGCGATCAGCATTCAGGAGAACAATTTCGTGCTGCGCGATGCCATGAACATCGAACTGATCGAGTTGATTTCGCCATGAAACCCGCCACCGTCGACCTGCATTACCGCACCTTATGTTTGCGCATCGTGCCGGTCACGGGCGCGGTGGTCAGGCTCACCATGTATCCGCGCGACCTTGCCATGAGCAACGGTGCGCTGTATCTGTCGGCCGCCGGTTACGACTACACGGGCTATAGTGCTTCGGCTGTGCTCTCACCCTCGATGATCGATATTCAGGGCATCGCGGGGCTGGCTGGTATAGGCGCTGATCAGATTGCCTCCGGGCTGTTCGACAATGCGCGCTGCTATCTGTTTGCCGTTGACTGGCGTGTGCCCGTCGAGGATGCAGAACCGGTTACCGCAAGCATACTGGGCAAGACCACGCTGCTGGATGATGTCTATAAGATTGAGGAGATGGGGCTGACCGATGCGCTCAATCAGTCGGTCGGAAAAACCTATACGGCCGCCTGCCAGAAAACCTTCGGCGGACAGGAGTATGCCGGATGCAAGATCGCGTTAAGCCCCGTCACCGTGACCGGGACGATCACTGCGGTGACCAGTGCCTGCATGTTCCGCGATGCGGTAAGAACGGAAGCGGCCGACCGGTTTGCCGCCGGAACGGTGTGTTTTACTAGTGGCGCGAACGCTGCGCTGAAACCGCTGGAAATCAAGTCCTATGCGAGCGACGGCACGATAGAGACGTACGAATCCTTTTACTATCCGGTGGCGGCAGGGGATGCCTATACCATGATCCCCGGCTGCCGGAAACGGCGCGCCGAGGACTGCCGTGACAAGTGGAGCAACGTGGTGAATTTCGGCGGGTTTGCCGACATGCCGACGTCCAGTCAGTACACGCAGGCGGGTTCATGATGAACGCTGCCCTGAGCATTGCTGATCAAGTGGAGGCCGCTGCTCGCGAGTGTATCGGCACGCCGTTCCGCCATCACGGGCGTATTGTCGGGCGGGGGTTAGATTGTATCGGCGTGGTGATTCACTGCGCGCAGGTGGTGGGCGCGGACCATTGGACTTCCGAGTCCTATGGCCGCAACCCGACCGGCGGAATGCTGGAGACCGCACTCGACGCGCAGCCATGCCTTGAAATCGTGACAGACAGGCAGCCGGGCGACATACTGCTGATGCGTTTTAACACCGAACCGCAGCATGTCGCGGTGTACACCGCAGAAGACACCATTATTCACGGTTATGAATCGGTCGGCATCGTCTGCGAACACCGCTTGTCCGGCGTCTGGACTGCGCGCATCGTTAAAATTTACCGGTTCAGAGGTGTGTCATGAGTGCCGGTCAGGCGCTGGGTGCGGTCGCCGGATTCTTTCTGGGCGGTCCGTTCGGTGCGGCAGCGGGCATGGCCGGAGCCTGGCAGGGGATGCTGGTCGGTGGCATGGTGCAGAATATCCTCGATCCGCCCAGAGGGCCGCATATGGAAGGGCCGCGCCTGTCCGATCTGACGCAGCAGATTTCCGGTTACGGTGCCGCCATTCCGCGCAGTTACGGCACATTCCCTATTATGGGCAACGTGTTCTGGATCGAAAATAACCGGCTCAAAGAGGTCGCGACGACCACCTCACAGGGCGGCGGAAAGGGCGGAGGAGGTGGCAGTGCGACACAAACCACTTATGCCTATTACGGCACCTTTGCGGTGGGACTTTGCGAAGGGCCAGTCTTGGGCGTGCGGCGTATCTGGGTCGGCGCGAATCTGTTGTATGACGCGGGATCCACCGATATCGGCGCGATACAGGCGTCCAACCAGGCGGCCACGTTCTTCAAGTTGTATCCTGGCACCGATACGCAGCTGTCGGATCCGCGTATGCAGTCGACCGTGGGGGTGGCCAACACGCCTGCCTATCGCGGTCTGGCGTATCTCGTGTTTTACGATTTTCCGCTGGCGGGTTACGGCAACTCGATCGCTGGCGCGCAGGTTAGGGTGGAGGTGCTGAAAACCGGAAGTTATACGCATCCCAAGGGGGAAGGCACGCAGGTTGCTGTGGTTTCCTATCCTTATGCAACTTCCTTTTATGATGTCTGCGACGATCCGGTCACGAACTCCATCTGTTTTTTTTCGCAAGGCCCGGCCCAGCTCTACAAGATTAGTAAAGCTGACCATTCGGTGGTGATCTTCCCGCTGCCCGTCACCTATCCGGTTCAGATGATATTCCACCGGAACACCAACGCGGTCTGGGTGGCCAGTGGCGGAAATATCGCGAAGATGAACATCTTCTCAGGGGCCGGTGCAACTTACCCTATTCCGGGCACGTACACAGCGGATCTGGTGCTGGACCCGGACGGCAATACTTTGTGGATATCGACACAGGGCACATACTATTCTCCCGATTACAGGGTGAGCAGCATCGATGCCAGCTCAGGTCTGATACTCAAATCCTTTGTGTTTCCGAGTTACGTCAAGTTTCTGTTTTTTGATCATTCCGGCAATCTTTGGGGCGTGTTCATGAACTATTCGGGGGTGGTTTCGATCGCGATGCTGGATCAAAGTG